GTGTAGATTAGACATTTCATCTAAAGTAGCAACGTTATGAGCGCCTATAGCTTGTATAAACGCGTCAGCAGTTGGTGAGTATTCTAATATATCCGATATTCTAAGTGATAATTGTTCTGCTACTTCGGCTGTTAAAAATAAACCACCTTGAAGTATGTGTCTTGTAGCTGTATTTGAGTTAGCAGCTGCTATTTTTTGAATACCAACTAAAGCGTTTTTGTCTGGCATACTACCATCTCTAGCCTCGTTAAGACCGGTTACATCACGTATCATTTGTAAGTAGTAATTGTAATTAGCAATAAGCGCTTGCATTTTATTACCACCACTGCCTGATGTTATTTCTTGTATTGGAACTTTACCTGGGTTCATATCACCTTCACTTGTAAACGATCTACCAATAACACTACCTGTTTGGAAAAACATGTTCAAAGCTTCTTGTGGGTTGTAGTTTGTTCCATTACCTAAATCAACCTCAGCTAAACCATCAGCATCTAAATAAACACCATCTGGCACCATGCGTGACATAACTTGTTGAAGTTTTAAATGTGTAAGCTGTATCATATCGGCAAAACCAGTAACACGTTTTACTAATGAATCTATTTTGCCATCATACATACGAGGAGCTACAATAGAGTAATTCATTTTAACTTTAGTATAATCACTTTTAGGTCTTATCATGTTACTAGCCATTTGCCATTTAAGTAATTTATCTGTACCTAATATCAAAGCGCCCTCATAAAGTGTTTCTATAGATCTTAGTAATCTAGAGTAATCTCCTTCTTTATTTTCTGGAGGATTAAAATTATCATCTTTAGGTATTACTCTTTGTGAACCAGAAACAGTTTCTTTTATTTTGTAAACCTCGTTCATATATGTTTTATAATTAAAATATAAAACTTGAACTTTATTATTATCTTCTTTGTCCGCAGAGTATCTGGTGTTGCTATTGTTTCTGTTTACAACCTTATTTTTCATTATATCTTCAAGATCGCTTTCTGTTAAATGAGGAAATTGTTTCGCTAATTCATTAACAGGTATGTTTTTAACTTCACCAACATAATAAATATCATCAAAGTAAGGTGAGTCTGTATAAGAATAAACTAAATCTGCTGGATCAACATAATCTATAGTAACACCTTCAGAAGTATTAAAATTAGTCTTTACAGCACCAATACCTAATACTGTTATATCATGATAAAAACGTTTTTGTGAGTTCATATCTATTGCCTTCAAAAAGAACACTTAACGCTTGTTCTTCTGCTAATTCTACAGCTTGTTTGTATGTTAACTGCATGTGTAAACCTAGTTCTTCTTCTGTTTCAGGAAGTTCTTTTATTTGGCTTTCTTTTAAATCAACTCCGTATTTTGACTGTATTTCATCATTATAAGCTTTCATCTGCATATCGCTAAGTATTCTTTCCATATACTCAGTTCTCTCGTTAACACCATTAGGTGACTGTGAAAATGCTTTTATATCGTATGTTCTTTCGGCTATACCATTAACAACTATATCTACAAACTTAGGTATAATAGGAACAGGTGTCCAGTCTAAATTTAAATAGGACAAATCACCATTTATAGATAACTCGTCCTTATATTTTTGTGTTGATTGTTCTCCTCTAGCGTATAACCTTAAATTATGAAAATTATTATAATTATACATATACTTACTGTTATTACCATTGTAATCTCTATCAAACCATTCTTTTTCTATAGCTTTAGCCACTTTTAAACCGTAGTCATAGCTAATTTTTTCAGCATCACTTACTGTTTGACTAGGAAAATAACTGTTACTAGAATATGCCATACTATTTTATTATTTGTGAATTTCTTCCAGCATTATCATACCTGGAAATATTTATATTTATTTTTGGTTTTTCAACTTTAACGTTTGGAGCATACAAATGCCTATTGTTCGCCATAATAGCTAAACCACTACTTATTGATGCGTCAAACTTTGTTCTTTTATTTATATCAAATTTAGCCCAATCGTTTAACAATTCATTAAAGTATAAATCACCAAAACTACCATCTTGCTTTACACCAACGTGGTCTTGAATATACATTTCAATAGCCGCGGCATGAGCTTGTTTTATATCTTCGCTTGAATTTGGTATACCACCTACTTCTTTTTCTGCTGTAGATAATTTATTCCAAACTTTGTCAGGTCTATTCATACTAAATCCCCTGTAACCTCTACGTCTTAAATAATACAAAAGACGTGGTTTGTTATTCTCTGCAAGTATTGGCATACCATAAAAAACTAATGCCATTAACACATCTTCAAAAAATATTTCTGCCGTAGGTGGTCTTGATAAGTACTCTAAAAAGAAGCTGTTCGCAGGAGCGTCCTCCATACTAAACCTGGTTAAGCCGTGTAATGCTCCTTTAGATCCTTTTCCATCTACGGTTCCCGATATATCATAAGAGTCGCAACCAAACGCTCCCATGTGTTCATTACCAGGATATTTAACACCATTTTTCAACACCACTCTATTTTGTAACTGTTGGGGTGGAACCCAACTAAGTTTAAACCTACCTTTTTGGTCTGGATAATAAATTACTTGTGAATCTTTAACCCCATTAACCCATTGAAAATTACCAGTTGTAACGCCTAGTGTTCTAGACATTTCTTCGTTATAATCTATTTGTTCGTATATTTTTACTAAATTAAATATACNATTTTTTGTTTCATCTCTAAACGCGTGTTCTTCAGTGCGTGGAAACTGTCTGTAAAACTCATTTAAAGCGTCTTGATCATTTTTTAAACCTTCAGCTTCGTTTTGCCAGTGATCTATTACGCCTATATCTATTAATTCACCATCTGGGGCAAACACGTCGACGTCAGGAGTACTGAATACTGGAACTCCATACTCGTCAATAAATCCCTCATAGTTCCATTCCATTGGGATAAACAAAGAATATAAACCAGATTTTGTCTGACCATTTCTATTTCTTTTAGTGACATCTGATGCATTGTATAGTTTTTTAAAGTTGTCTCCACCTTTGTCTAATGAGTTTGAGGTCGAGCCCATCATGCACTTACCGATAATCCTACTACCTAATCGTAAACATGTTTTAGTTACTCGCCAGTTATTTAATATATTATCAGGTCTTTCCCACTTACCACTTTCATCATGTACTAGCAAAGCTAGCTTTTCACCGTCATAACTATTGTCACCTGTATTTTTCCAATCAATAGTTGTATCTAATCCTTGTATATCTTCAAGCTGTTCGTTAGCTGTAATCTTTTTTCTTGTAAACTTACTAGCTGGTACTCTATACGCGAGCTCTGATTTTGGCCTATCCATACCGTCTTGTATTGGTTTAAAGAAAAACGGATAGTTAATGCTAATAGGTACTACTTTATCTGTAAACATTTTTTTAGCATCAGAACCTGTTTTAGATAATATCCCATATCTACTATCACTCGATATTGTAGCTAAATTAACTGTTTCAGCTGATGACATAAAAGAAAAACCTGATCTTCTATTCTTTAGGTAGCACATACCATAACATCTCTTATCTGCTTTGCAAGCCTCCCAAAATATAAAGAATAATCTATTAGCCTCTCTAAAGTCAGGCGCGCCTACATCTATTTTACTCCATTGTAAATACATGTAATGTGTACCTGTTATATATGTTGGTTTATCACCGTTCACAAACCAAAAGCCTTCATCTCTACGTTTAAATTCTTCGTCTATATAATCGTACCATTTTTCTTTTTGGTCTTCAGGGTGTGATCTCCAGTCAAATATGTTTTTTAATCTACTTAACTCTTTTGGGTATTCTATTTTTTGCCACTTGTTTTTGGGGTGCACGTGCACTTGTTTCGGTTCAGACGGCAGCCCAATTCGCAAATTTTGAATCTCCACCACTTGTCCAATGCGTCCAGTTTTAGAGATAACCACAATATCGTGTTCTTTATTGTATCCATATTTCCATTTTTTAGATTTGTTAAGCCGACTAATAGTCGTGCGTTTAATAGGTTCTATTATTTTAACTAAACTTTGCTCGTACATTACTTAGATCTACCTTCTGCGAATCCTTTAAAGACTTTTTTCTTTGTCTCTTCAGGTGTTTTTCCCTCAAGCAAGTTTTCTTCTTCTTGGATTCTGTTAAGTATTTCAAATGCGTCAAATATAGCTAGTTTTTTAGTAGCCGCTGCATTTTTAAGTCTATCCGCTGATATATCATCGTCTGAATCTACAATAGGTTCCTTAGCGACTTTAATCAGTTCTTCAACTGCTCTCTGCCCAGCTTGGATTATATTCTTCTTCGTCTCCTTGATATTCATATTTAATTGTAATAAAATTAGATAAAACTCTGTATAGTCTTTCGCCATCAACGACGAATTCATATTGACTACTTGGTCTAAAACCAACTAAGTCGTTAACNTCNACCGTNCCATCTGAATANTTNACAATACCTTGNAGTGGTTTTTCNNANTCNANATTNAATNGATNTNNTGCTTTTAAAGGTTTTACAAAACAATA